ACCGGATGGCCGCGTCCCCCTCTTTATGGTGGCCCCCCCCACGTTGGGATGTCCCCCTCTCACAACGCGCACTAGGAGGTTCAACATGTTAGTGGCCCCACGATGTTGTTTATAACGTCTATAACGTTTGAGACTCGAAGCATGTGATGCCACGTATGCGTTATTTGTACTTCGTCTCGAAGTTATGAGTGAGGGCCCTATGTGTGGATATCTAACCGCATATTGTGCGAATGGATTAAACGTGGCAAGATCATGCCGTTTATTGGGAACTATATTATTATGCTGTGGTCTATATATATGGGTATGTCGTGTATTGAGATCTGCACATGGTTGTTTCAGGATGAGAAGAGGTGCTTATACCCCCCGTTCTACGCCATTCCCTCGTGACCGGAGATCGTATAATGCCGGTAAGGGTAGATCCTTTCGTTCGTACCGTCGTCGTGGACCTGTTCGTCCATTAGCTCGTCGGAACCTGTTTGGTGATGACCATGCACGTGCATTCACGTATAAGACCTTATCGGAGGATCAATTTGGACCGGACTTTACCATACATAATAATAATTATAAGTCATCTTATATATCTATGCCTGCCAAAACACGTGCCCTTAGCGATAACAGGGTAGGTGATTATATCAAACTTGTAAATATATCATTTACAGGTACAGTGTGTATAAAAAACAGCCAGATGGAGTCTGACGGAAGCCCAATGTTGGGCCTGCATGGGCTGTTTACTTGTGTATTGGTCCGGGATAAGACCCCTCGTATATATTCTGCCACTGAGCCTTTGATACCTTTCCCACAGTTGTTTGGGTCCATAAACGCGAGCTATGCGGATTTGTCTATACAAGACCCATATAAGGATCGATTCACAGTTATCCGTCAGGTGTCTTACCCAGTTAATACGGAGAAGGGTGATCATATGTGTCGTTTCAAAGGCACTCGTCGTTTTGTTGGTAGATACCCTATCTGGACTAGTTTTAAAGATGATGGTGGCAGTGGAGATTCATCGGGATTATATAGTAATACGTATAAAAATGCCATACTTGTATATTATGTATGGCTCAGCGACGTATCGTCACAATTGGAAATGTATTGTAAATATGTAACTCGATATATTGGTTAATAAAAATGTTATACATTTTTGGATACATGACTTTGCATACTCGTATTTAAACACATATCTACTGTCTTGCTGATGATGTCGTTTAAGTCCTCTCGTGTGAAGTGGTTCGATCCTACTTGTGATACTGACTTTCCTGGGTCCAATGCGTCTGGGTTGAGCCGGTTTAGTTGGCTGTAAGGCCTTTCAAATGATGGCCCAGCCTCGCTCGTAACGGCCCATGGCCCGTTAAGCCCAATCTCGCTTCTAACGGCCCATGATTCATTTGGGCCTATGGAACATGGAGCATATCTCTTGGAGCGGGATCCTATTAGACTTGGGCCTTGGACCAGTTTCCTCTGCTGGGCTTTTGGACCCACTGACCAGAAATCAATGTCCCTCTCAGTGAAGGCCTTGCTCAGTATCTCGATTTTGGGAGATCTGAACTGTATGTCATTAGACTGCTTTGCAGTTGACAGCTTGAGTTTGCCCTGTATACGGCAGAAGTGGACCCCGTTGATGACGTTTGTGTCTACGACTCTGTACATAACCCTCCATGGGTTTATGTCCTTCATGGAGAAGAACGATGAAGAATAGTAGTGAAGGTTGCAATTGCATTGGACGGGAATAGTAAATTCAGCCTGTTTTGAGTCTCCGTCATGCAGTCTTTGGTCGTGAATTTCAATGATGACATGCCCTGTGGCGTTAATGGGTACCTGGTTTCTATACTCTAGGACGATGTGGTCTATTTTGCAGCAGTGACCCTTGAGGAGCGATATTTTGGTATCCAGAAGAGATGGAAAGCTTAACTTGACGTCTGTTGAGTCATTGGTTAACTCATATTCAACTCTTTCGGAACGAAGATACGCTGCATTGCTACTATTATTCTCCATTGGCCCCGCAGGGGAAATGCTTAAAAATTAAGCCCAGTGCAGAAGAAATAATTTAATGTGCATAAAGCAAAGCCCAAAGCGCAATAAATAGCTAAAGGCATATATATTATATTATTGATGAAAGGTTACAAGAGCATCCACGTGGCAGTGGATTAAATACATGAAAAGCTATACAATATATTTAAAAAAAGTGTTGACGACGTCATCTTCAACGAATGGAACCGGAAACCCTAATCCATCTCTGAGGACTCTGGTGAAGCCCTCTAGTAGTATGTCACATGTTTCCGGTGTCATGTGGTAGTAATTTTTGAGTTTGTAACCCCAATCTTCCATTTTGAAGGCCATATGTATGGCTCTATCTATTTCTGGTAACAGATCCATATCTTGTTCTTCGAATTGGAGGTAATAGGAATTTGAACCAGTCGCGATGTAAGATTGATGTCTGCTAGTAGTTTTGAATTCGACCCAGATCGAATTCTTCATAATGCGACTGGATAGTCGCACACATTTCTTGCTGTGTTGCAAGAAGGAATAGTTAGTTTGGGAAGACATAGGAAGGAGGAGAATGACTTGGTCAATTGGAGACACCCCTGAGCAAGTCTCTAGTGAATTGGAGACATTATATATTGTCTCCAAATGGCATTCTTGTAATTCCTAAAAGTTACATTCAAATTTCAAAGTCGAATTTGAAATCCAAAAGCGGCCATCCTTATAATATT